ACGCTAAAGACTTGGCTATTCTTAAGAACAGGGGGATGGCCTTCTTGGCGGGCCTAGGGGCTGTTTTTACAGTTATTGCTACTGCTTTTTCTGATGTATTTTCAACAATAAAACACGCTGTTTTTGGCTAGGGGAAAACATCATGAACATCAATGATAAAATTCTAATTGTAAAAGTTTCTGATTTAGATCAAGGCGGTAGCAACAGCGCTATTACTTTTGGAGAGTTTTTAACTCTTTTGTCAAGAGGCGTGCACGCACCGCTTCCCCTTTTTAGTGGCGATTTTGTTACACAACAAATAACTGCTGCTTCCCGCATTAAAACATCGGGGGCGGCGAATCGTTTAGACTTTATTCCTTTTCTACCGGCAAGAACTATAACAATTGACCAACTTGCTATTGAAATTACAACGGCAGCTCCAGATGCGAAAGTACGGCTCGGAGTTTATTCTAGCACAGCAAATGGATTGCCTGACCAAATACTTGCACAATCAGCCGGTGTATTAGACGCTGGAAGCACTGGAATAAAAACCTCAGACATTCCTAATCTGACGTTAAACGCAGGAAGCCTTTATTGGTTAGCAGTACACAATAGTGGCGCCCCTACTTTCCGAGGAATACGTTTTTCTGCTTTGGTTGCTTTAAGTCCTAACTCGGGCACTACTACAACACACACTTGTCGAAGAATGACTCAACCATTTACTTCCGGGTTGCCAACGCAACCTACAACGACACTTGCTTCTTCTAGTTTACCTTGGTTCAGACTGAGAATTGCATAAAAAAGGGGTCTCGGGAAACTAATCCTGAGACCCCTTTTTTTATCTTAATTAAATTAGAGGATAATAGCGACGATAAGAGCTGTCGTGATTACGATTGCAGCAATGCCAACATGCCACTTCTTGAAGGTAATCGTGCCGACAGGTTCATTAATTTCAGCTACAACAACATCGTCGATCTTCGAAATCTTTTCGATCTTTCGGTCAATCTTCTGTCCGATAGTCTTCTTATTATTAGCCATCATGGTTCTCCTTAACATTGTTGCTGTTGTTATAAATGAGGTCGGTTACATCGCAACCACCAGCCGTGCAAGCGAGTTCTTGACTGCCAGTAGTTCCGTCCTCGGTTTCGTAGAGACGCAAATCATCCCAGTTGATTGTTACTGGCGGATGCTTTGCGATCCACTCTTCGTACTCTTCTTTGGTGACTTCTGTGTATGGGGCCTGCTTGTAAGTGCCGCCATCATAAGGCAGAAATGAAACACCGCTGAGAGTATCAAAGTTCTCATAAACCCACGCTCCAACTTCCATCCATTCATGTTCCTTAACACTAATCGTAGCGCTGGGTTTGTGTTCACACCAATTCTCTTGGAGCGTTTTCCAAAGATTGAGTGCATCAATTGCTGTTTGCTTTTCACGAGTAAGGCTCCCTTCGGGGCTCTTAATGGGAAAATAAAAAACCGTAGTGGTTTCTGGTTTCATTACACACGGCTCACAATAAACTCCTTGATTTTTGAGAAACTGCGTAATAGGGTCCTTATTATCCGCCCGAACAGTTCGCAGATAGTAATCGCTGTGACGAGCGTGAAGACCGCTAGCAGAATTAACAAGCTGACTAACAGTACCACTAGGCTTAACACAGGTAATAGCAGCAGAGGTATTAATTCCCAATTTTTCAGCCCATAGCACATTTGTTTTTATAGCGGTATTCCTTAAACGTCTAAGAATAAGCGGGTTACTCAAAAGTTTGATGTTGTCACAAATACCAGTGAGGCTAACCCCTAAAAGGCGTTCTTCTTCACAATTATCTTTCCATTTCTTACGAAGGTATTTGAAATCAGTAAAAGTAGATTGAATAGTTCCTAGGATAGTTGCAAGACGAACCTTGCGGACGAGAGACTCGAACGTATCATTTTTCCTTACAACAACCTCCGAAAGATTGCAGAATTGAAAAGGTCGTAGGATAATTTCGGAACACGGATTAGTTCCAAAATCCCATTCTGAGTCTCGTCTTGCATTGCGAGCCGCGATATTCTGACAAGCGTAACGACTGAAAAATCCGGGCTCTCCAGATTTACTGTCGTAGAGCTCCTTCCACTTTTCCATAAAGAAGCCAATGTCTGGGCGGCGCCTTTCGTAGACAGCAGAATTATTGGCAAGGGCACGTTGGGGATTGTCAACCCACCAAGCACCAAACTTAGCCTTGCTCATACGACTATCGGTGCAATCAAAGAGGCTAATCATTGCCGAGCGGCGAACACCTCCTACGACAACAATGTCGGCCACCTTACAAAGAATGTCATGGCATTCTACGGACGTAAGGCGCCTTCCAGATGCGCGCCTAAATAGCTCAACACAGAACCTAAAGAGGTCTTCGAGGGGTTCGGGTCCAGAAGCTCGACCTCCAAAGGTCTTGAGACGTGCTCCGGCAGGTCGAACTCGTGAAGTGTCCCATCGAGGAATCTGACCCGCAATGAGTAGTGATATGAGCTCCCGAAAGGCTTTGGCCCAGCCTTCCTTACTATCTTGAACGACAATAATTGTGTCGGTATCTTGGAAGTTTTCGCTAATTTTGGGAAGTTGGTCAACGTATTTACTCTCTACACTATAGCCCACTCCAGTTCCACACATAAGAATATACAGGGCTTCATCGAAGGAGCGGGGGCTGTCTACGGGAAGATAGGCACAGTTGTAAGCAGCTACGTTACAACGATCAAGGGCAGGGCCTGCCGTCATAAGAGCCCGCATACTGGGCATTACTTCCAAATTGTAAATAGCATTATAAAGATCGTCTCTAATCTCTGGTGTAAGAACATCAGAGCCAACTTTGTTTTGGTAATAACTAACAAGGCGCTCTACAGTCTCATCCCAATTCTCTCGGCGCTTTTCATCTTCAAGCCATCGAGCGTAGCGGCTCTTATACACAAATGCTTCATAGCTGGAAGGAAACGGGCTATTCAACATTAAGTTTACTCTCCTTTAAGAGTGTTTTGAATGGCAGCGTAAAAGGACTCCAAAAACTGATCCCAAAAATCTCCATCATGCAGAACTCTGTCCACGAGCATAACTTCCGTGTCCCCGTTGAGAGACAGAACTCGCTGCTTATCTCCCCCAAAGTAAACAATCAACTCTTCCGCATTGGGATCAATAACAAAAACAATAGTAGAGTCTTCGTTCAGATTTTCGTCTTCAGCAAAATATTCGTAATACTCTTCGGAGGCGGGTGTAAGGGTGACAACCTTTTCGTCATTTTCAGTATTCATCATCATAATAATCAATCTCCGGTGGAAAATAGGGTTTCTTGTTTTTATTAGGCACAATACGCTGCCGGTATTTCTTATCGGCGAGGTCCCGAGCTATCTTATTGCGGCGACGCTGCTTCTCATCCAAATATCTGCGCTTCATCTGACTAGTCTCGCATGATAGATTGTTCCTTTTTATCATCAGTATTGGGCTGTAGATAATAGCACCCGTTAATGTAATCTACAATTTCTTTAGCTTCCTCCGACATCATCGCCCAATTTTCTAGCTCCTCTTGCTCTCTCAAAATTAGTTCAAGTCGTGCGAGGGCGTTCCAAGCGGTGTGGGCAGCATGAAGAAGTCCACTATCAGGGTCCAGAGTTTCTCCTTTTCCCTCTGTGACAAGGTGTCGTACCATTGCGTCAGTGTAGCGATTGATTCCATCGTCCACGTCTTGCCATCCTCGCCATGCATACTTGGTAGCACCGAAGCCGGAAACGTGGGAAATTGCCTCAATTGCTCTAGGGAAATAAGAAAAGAAGCCCCGATAGATTGGAGCCTTTCCGGCGTCATACTTGACGGCCCCCGACTCAATTTTCTCTTGTGGGTCATTAGTTTTCTCGTGGGCCACTAGGCCGGTCTCCCTTCCGATTTTCTTGCTGCAAGCGCTTGAATTGTTCTTCGGTGACAACATCAAGCTCACCATCAGGTCCAAGCCAAAAGTAATAGTTATTCTGCTTCGTCATAGTTTGTTGTTTCCTCGTCGTCATACTCATCATCCTCGTCTAGTAGGAGCAATTCCTTAATTTCTTTCATTTTTCGGAAGACCTCGTCTTCAAAGGCAAGACAAATCTCTTCTGCACTAATTCCAAGAAGCTCTACAAGCTCCCAACCTTCAAAACGGTCATTTATTAGTTGGAACAACTCTTCTTTAGTCATTAGGCTTGATCTTTTGCTGCGAGGTCTTGAACCAAGAACCACACGATGTGCATTGATGCCGCTGCCATTTGTAAGCGCGAGTGTAATAGAATCCTCGCCGTTGAGTGTGCTTTGAGCCGCAAGTAGGGCAGGTTTCCGAAGTTCCTGCAAATCCCAAAGCCGGGTGATTGGGGATGTAACCTTTGAGTTTCTCATAAACTTGTTCCGTAAGATACACGTCGTGAGCGCAGTATTCCTCCATTTTCTTTTGGGCCGCAGGGTCTCCTTGCATAACCTGAACCCACATATCAAAGCCGTCGTGCTTAACCTTTGTTCCTAATCCTAGTTCTTGCGCCACATAATTCAATTTCTTTGACATGAATTTGGTGTGGTTTCGAACAAACTTGAAAAGGTCAATGTGCGAAACAGGAGCGGGAGCCGGAAGCTCGTTCTTGATAAAAGCCGCCATAAGATGCGGAAGGTCAAACTTGGAGCCGTTATACGTAACAATGGCGTCGGCCTCGTTAATTCGTTCGAGTGCCCTAGACAGCATCCCTACTTCGCCATGTTTCCACGTAGAAAAGACGACGGGCTTTTTTTCGTAATTCCATTTGGTTCCTATGCAAAGGATACCATCAGGTTCAATAAGCCTTTCATTAGGAATGCTTTCCTTCCACATTCGCCAGATAAAGGCAATGGCCGGTTTTGTCTCAATATCAAGTGTCAATATTTTGGCACTATTACTCATCAAACCATTCCTCTGGAATTGCCTCTTCGGCCCACGGGAAACCGTGCTTCTCGGCCCATTGCCAATACATCATGGAGTTTGGGGATTTTGTGAGGCGGTTGTTAGCTCTTTGAAAAATAAGCCGTATGTCCAAGTGCGGATTATTTCGTTTAACTTGCAACATTTTTCTTCTATCTCTTGCACCGAAGTATCCCTTACATTCAATAAGAAGTCCATTTGGTAGTCTGAAATCGGGAATGTAGCGGGCAGGCGCAACGTAATGGATAGCCGGACGGGCTGGTTCATATTCAAGCGTTCGTTTGTGTCTTTTAGCGTGCTCATAAACTGCCTTTTCAAATTTACTTCTGAATTTCAATCGGTTCGTCATACACCATAATCTCTAATTCTACGGGGGCATGTTCCTCTGAGGCAAAAGAAAGAATCAACGGTTCTTCTACGTGCATCATTAACAATCGAAGTGAGTTAAGATCCGTTAACTCTATGAGGGCCGCTTTAAACTCCCCCTTCTTTAGATCGCTGGCTCGACAAACCATTGCCTTCATTGGCCCTGTGTTAGTCAATTTCCAAGCCGTCATCTTTTACTTCAGGAACATCAGGGACTTTGACTACTTTTGTTAGGAACCGAGGCCCGCTGCTATAAAGAAAGGTTCGGAGGCCGGGCCAACATTGCTTCTTATAGGGGCAATAAGAACAAGCGGTTCCAAGCTTGCGATTGCCGCTTTTTCCATCGGGCTCATCGTCGTAGCACCGTTCCGGTGGTTCGTCCTTGGCCACGATAGCCCGAAGATGGGCAATACGTTCAGCAACATTGAAATCTTGGATAACGCTGTTGGAAAGGGGTGTGATGCAAATATCCCCACTAACCTTGTTGAAGGCAACCCAAGCAGCATCTTTACCGGGATTAAGAACGCTAGAGTAGCTGGAAAGCTGCGCTACGTAACCGAAAGGATCGTCTTCTAGAATCGTATTCTTTTCGAATTTCTTGTAGCCATGAGGAGAGGCGGATTTGAGGTCAACGACTGTGCCATCAATGATCGCATCAATGTGCCCTTTGACACCGTCAACCTCAATCTCTTCTTGAGTTCTTTCGACAACATGGCCAGCCTCTCTCGCGAGGAAAAGGATGAGTAGTTCAATTACATCTCCATAAAGAAACTTGAAGTAAACCTTTGGAGACATCTTTTCAGCTTCGGCATTCTTAGCCTGATACCAAAACTGTCGGTCGGGTTTTCCAAGGTTTGACATTCGAAATGGATCAGTATTTTGACGCTCCCTTAGCTTTACGCGAAGAAGCTGCTTAAATTGCTCGCCTGCCCATTCTACGTTTTCTTCATTAACTACATGGTCAGTGTCAGGGTCAAAGAGAGCAAAAATATCAGCAGGGAGATTGTTCAAATTAGGCGACACTGTTTTGTTGCTCCGGTAAATGAAAAGTCCAATCTTCTTCGAGAGGTTCAATCTTTGTAACAAGCTTTCGTAAGAAATTGCCTTTCTCGGCTTCTGCGATAGCGTCGTCAATTGAAGAGGTAATCGGAACAGAGACGACTACGAATCCCGTTTCTTTTTGAGTTACAAGGCGTTCAAATTGTAGTCGAACATTAATTTTTCTCATTGTTGCTCTTTTATGTTATAGTTGAAAGGTGAGCAGTTTATTGGGGAGACATGCTCAGGTCTCGCTTATTGCTGTTAGTCGATGGGAATTTCGTCGTTCAAGAGTTCGTCACTAACCGGTTCCGGAGCCTTAGGGGCACGCCCTGCGAGAAGGGCCAGTTGACGCTCCTGTTCTTCAGCACTCATGGCGTATTCATCATCAGGCGAAAGGGGAGCCGCTTCATCCTTCATATAGGGCACAAGATCCAGCACTCGAATAGCGCGAGGATAAACACCCTTAAATCGACCCTTACCATTGTCAATCACAACGAATGTTACATCTGCTACCGTGCCATTTCCAAGGAGAACATCCTGCGGCCATTCCTTTCCGTTAATGGTAATAACACGAATAGGGTTATTGGGAGTGCCGTCTGCCTTAAGAGCCTTCTGCTTGAAGGTCATAAAAGCTTGACCATCGTAGCGGAGATTACCTTCAGCGTCTACCTTGGTGCGGAGGCGGTCCGCTACACCGAGCCGCCTGAGTTCCTTGGCGGCGCCTTCTTGGTCATTGGGGATAAAATCAAACCGCCATTCCTTTCCGTCCTTGGTGTAGTTGTCAATGGGGTCACCAAGAACCTTAGCATACTGAAGCTTACCACGATAAACAAGAGTTGCAACATTACGAGCAGGCATGATAACAAATTTCCTTTCACATATTGTTAGTTGATAGAATAAAGAGACAAGGTTCCTCTTCCCTATCTCTATGCGCATATTATACCAGAATTGAGGGTCAATGTCAAGAGAAAAATTAATGGGTCTCTGCCCAAGTTTTTCCTACCTTATAGTCGCAGGCGATGGGGACGCGGTAATTGAAGGCTTCCCCAGCCCTTGCAAAGCATTCAGGCAGAAGTTGGCAGAACCTCTCTACGTCTTTATTGGCTACGTCGTATTGGTGCTCATCGTGAATGTCTCCTACTTTGATAACATCTAGTCCTTCTCGAACACAAGCTTGCCGAATGTAAACGGCTGCTTGTTTCATTATTCGGTTTTCGTCTCCTTGGAGGAGGTATCCGAGTCTTGTATGTTTTTGGCGGACGACAATGGGAGTCCCGTCGCAAAGCACAATTCTTCCAGTTCTCTCCACCTGTCGTTCAAGGTCATCAAGTAGACGTTCAAGTCCCGGGAAATTGACAACAAAGCGTCGTTTAAGTTCTCGGCCATCTGCCGCCGTTCCGCCAACGACTTGCCCGATCTTAGCGTCTCCTGCTCCCAAAAGGAAAGCGTAGATGAAAGTTTTTGCTGTAGGACGATCTCTAAGACCGCCAATTTTTTGGTTGTAAGAGTGTGGGTCTCCATTAACCACGGCCTCCGTAAATTCAGGGTTGTTAAGGTAATGGGCGAGAACTCTTAGCTGTATACCCTTGGCGTCTACACCAACAAGAGAGCGAGTGCTAGGGTCGCTACAAGTCCAAAGATTGCGAGCCTCATAGGTAAAAGCCCCATCTTCCCCAAGAAGCGGCGAGCCATCCGGCGCAAGTCGGACGGCTGGGATATTAGCAGTGTTAGGGTTGGAATGGCGATAGCGTAGAGTGTTAGCCAGCCATAGGCTACCATGAATTTTCCCCGTTTCGTGATTGTAGGTTTCCATCCATGTATTTAACATGATGGCTCTAGCGTTGTATTCAATCCACTTGGCAATTAGCTCAACTTCTTTCTTGCCACTCTTTTTCACAAACTCAACGAGCGAAGGAACAAGGTCACCTTTGTCTGTGACTTTGGCCTGCCCGTTTGGGTGTGTTTTAGAAGGTTTGGTAAATTCTTCTGGAACCCAGCCTAGCTCCAACAATTTTTCTCGGCGCTGGTCACCACTAGCAAGGTTAAATTCTACATAATCATAAGCATTGTAACCTCCTTCGTTGTTTTCTTCAATCTTGGGATATTGCTTTTGGTGCTCAAGGAAAGCCTTAGTGTAGGAGCCGTCCTTTTTTCGAGCATTCTTGTAGGTCTTGACAATCTTGAGTTCAGGCGGCCAATAGGTGTAGATTTCCTTTTTGAGGTCTTCTAGAATACCGTTAATCTTGGCATAGAGCTCAAGGCAACCTCCAAAGTTGAAGGCAAAGCCATCTCTCTGCTGCTTTTTAACGAGATACCAAGACTTGTGCTCTAGGTCTAAGCCCCTTTCAGTGAAACCCTCCTTTATCATCCTCGCTACGAGTTGCTTGTAGATGCGAAGACAGAGAAGGGTGTCTTGGCGGCAGTAGACTAGCATCTCGGGAGAAAAACGAGAGAAGTCATTGTGCTCAAGCTTGGGCATCTTGAGACGTTGGCCCCAAGCTTCTAGAGAATGGCCGCCATCAAGGGAAGGATTGTAGAACATCGACATCAACATTGTGTCGATGCAGGCTCGTAGAGGGATGCGAAGATTTACCAGAACCTTGTTTAGGGCAAGAAGGTCGTAGCCAAGGATGTTATGGCCTACGAACCTTACATTTGGGTCCTGTAGCTTTTCTTTGAACCATTCTCGGATGGCGTTGTGACCTATGAGTTCAACGATTTCATTCGTTCTGGCGTTGACACAAACAGCACACCAAATCCGTTGAACCTTTGGATATAGGTCGTCCCCCTCAATGTCAATAGCCCAATGCTTGTCTGTTATGCTTAGATACAAAGGCTATTACTCCCATGGTTTGTCAACGTCGCGAATAGTTCCCCCGCTTTCAAAGATTTGCACCTCTACGGGGTCAAGTTCTGTAAGTCTTGCTGTGTCCTTGTTATACCAGAGATAGCTACAAGGCCCGGTAAAGCCACAGAAGCGGTTCTTTTCAACCGTAATCTTGGTAACGTTACGTCGCCATTCATCAATTTCTGTTTTGTCTCTTTCGAGGCGAAAGACAATGTTGGCAAGTTGCTCGACGCCAGCCGTGCCCCTGATTTGACCTTGACGGTTTGTGTGGATGACAGCGATAACGGCAATATCAAGCTCCATGCAAAGCGTTTTAATCTTTGTGGAGATTTCGTCTAGTTGCTTTCGTTCATCCCCGCTTTGGTCAGACACAATGATGCTGAGGTGGTCGATAACGATATATTTACACCCAAGGGCTGACATGTGCCTGATTTTGTTGATTACGGCATCAACAGAGTTGCTGCCAAAGTGATCCCAAATAACAGCACGGTCGTTATTAAGAACTTCGTCGTAGGCCGCTCGTAGCTGTTTGGGATCGCGCTCAACGTCAGGGAGGTGGTAAGGCGTGCTATTGTGTATAGACAGGAGACCCAAAGCAGTATCACCATTAGGCTCCTCAAAGTGGAGAAATCCAACTCCATAGTTTTTCCCCTTTACTTCTTCATCCGTAAGGAGCTTGTGCTCAATGTGCTTGAGGAATGAAGTCTTTCCTACACCACTATCGGCTGTAACCACAACAAGCTCGGAGAGGCGAATGCCATAGGTCATCTTGTTGAGACCCTCGAAGGGATAGGGCGTAGAGAAATGTTCCTTGCGCTCGATAATCTCTGCCCACATCTCCGAACCTAGCTTGAGGCCGTCAGGCTTGTAGGTAGGCGCTTGCCACCACTCCTTTACGAATTCAGCACTCTTACCGTTCTTGAGATATTCGTTGGCGTCCTTGTATTCTCGTAGGGTGAGAACCTTGACCTTGCCAAGAGGAAAGCCGAGGTTGCAGACTTCCTTGGCGGCCTTGCGCCCGGGTTCGTCGTTGTCAAAACAAAGGACAATGGTATCGAAGCTGTTAAGGTATTCGAAAGCCTTTTTACAGTCCGTAGGAGCGCTAGCGGCACTGTCAATGGAGACGGCGGGGTATTTGCCCCCAAACATCTGGTGGACGGCCATAGCGTCCTCGTAGCCCTCTGTGACGGTTATAAACCGCCCTCCGGGCGGAAAGAGTTGCTGGCCAAACAGAGGAAGGGCAGTGTCTTTGTTGCCCTCAAAATAGAACGGAGCGCCTTTGTTGCGGTCCTTTTCTCCCTTTTGGACTCGGACCTTGTTGGCTACATGGTTACCGTTGCTGTCGAAGCGTGGGCATTTGGCAGCAAAGTCGTCATTCTCCGTGCCTACCCAGACCTTGTATTTAGCAATAGTGTCTCGATTTAGCCCTCTCTCGGGCCAAGCTCGGAACACCTCTGGAAGAGGCGAAAGCTCTCTCTTTATGTTGTATGACGGTCCCGGCACGGCTGTAATCATGTTTTTCCCTAGGTTAGCGATATAGAGTTGGGTTTTAGCGGGCGGAAGGTTCATGCCGCATGAGAAACAGTGGCCCCATCCGTTAGCTTGGAGGTGGAAGGCATCACTGCTATCACAGGAGGGGCAGGGGAAGTATCGGTTGGTCATAATTGTCCTTATTGTCTATAATACCGAACAGGTCCAGATCAAACCTGATCTTCCTGTGCTTGGAATAGGAAGATTCGGGTTTGTAGTTGATGGTCCTTTTTTCGATAAGAGACCTTACAAAGTTCTCGGAGATGGTAATGTCGTAGGTGTCTATGTCCATTTGGACTTGACAAATCGACAAATCGAAGGTATCATAGAGGTAAGGAACGGCATCTGGCCATACTCCTACTATGAGTTGTGTCTTACGGTCTTTGCCATAGTTGAAGACAGCGTAGACACCTTCGAAGTCTGCATCTTCTTGTTCGTAGGGATTATCCTCTGTGGGGCCTCCCTCGGTGTAGTTTCCCGAGCCCATACGTAGGATTAGCTCATCTATGACTTCGTAGGCTTGCTCTGGACTACTACAATTGAAAAAGAAGTCGTAGTCCTTAGCTTCTTTGTCAAAGATGAAGTCTCGTAGACAACCACCAGCTAGAATAGGTCTAGGAATGAGACTACTACCATCAATGAGTTCCTTAACTGCCTCTATCCTATTCCTTATGCAAGCTGCTAGGATACGATGGAGAATAGGTTCCTTACCCATAAACTCTAGATAGACCTCCTTAACCCCCCCAACCTCTCTACGAATATTATACACTAGTTTGGCGGGTTTGTCAAGCACTTTTTTAGGGGTATAGGGAATATCTAGGGTTTTCAATAGGTTAGCAAGGGCCTCTGGTTCCGTGGTCATTGTCCTCTTCCTCCTCCCCTTCCTCTTCATCGTTCATGAACTCGAAGGACAGTTGCCTGTCAATTTCTTCCTCGGTGTCGTCGTTGAACACCGCTTCAATTTCTTCCAGACACCTAGTGCACGGGTCCCAGTCATTGTGCTTAGGGTTCCAGTTGATTTCCGAAGGCGTTAGAATGGCATTACAAATATAGCACCTCATGTTATTTTCTCCTTAATGTTATGGTTATTGTTATTGGCCTTCTTTTGGGAAATAATTTGCATAGTCTTGTAGGGTTTGCCCCTCAAGGCCGGGTGCAGAATTGATTTCGAGCACATAGGCTCGGTCTTGCTTGGCGTTATATATAACATCTACAGCGCCAAAGTCAAGCTCTGTGCATTTATTAAATACGATTTTTGCCGCATCAATTACGCATTGAGGGGGATTTACATTTTCCCGCGCATAAATAAATCCGTTAGCGTGATTGCGGACTTGCCAGTTAGGGTTTTCTACATCCAGTCGGCGTCGCTTCTGCTGCACGGAGATGATGATAGATTTTTCCCACGGAGGTCGAAAGGGACAGCCGAGATGAATACGATATTCGTCTTGTTTCTTTATGTATTTAGTGAAGAGAGGAGCGTCAACCAAATCGTCCCGGCTGTCGGCAATAACAATGCCTCGGCCGGAGTGAGCGTTGAGAATAGTGCGGCAAACGATTGGAAACGCTTCATCTGGAATATCCTCTTTGTTTGTCCAATAGGGGGGAATAAGATTGCCGAGACCTTCGGCAGTTACCCGTTCAAAGAATGTTAGCTTATTTGTTGTTGCTTCAAGAGCTTTGGGGTGGTTCAACATAAACCGTAGGTCTATGTTGGGAGGCGGATTTGTGTTGCCCCAATTTATACAGAAGTCGTCCACGGTGTTACGAAACCGACTTCCTTCTAGCTT